GCTATCTGCCCGAACACGATGTCCGCCCCATATCCGATAGCAGCGCCCACGGCATTGGCAGTGGCCGGCAAATCAACCTTCAGGCCGCCCGAGCCCGTGCCAGCAGTGGTGACGACGGTCGAGGTGCGAAAATGGATGATCTTGCCGATAGCGATGAAGGCCGCCGTTGTGGTCTTGGTTGTGATTGAGCCCGAGGCCGATGTGGCCGTAGCGGTATAGGCCGTCCAGGCTGCGGTAATGGCATCGACGACGGCGCCGGCCGCCGCCGCCGATGCGCTCGCTGCGGCTACGCCGCTGTAGAGTTCGGTAAAGTTATCGTCGATTGATTTGAAGCGTCCGGCTTTCTCAATGGACGAGATTGGCACCTGCGTCATTATTGCTTCTCAAACACGCCAGACGCGATAAAAGTATCGTTCACCGTGAGAACGGTTGTCCCGCTGACGTTGAGAAATTTCACCTGTGCGGAATTGGCGGTAATGACGCCTATAACGGCAAACTTAGTCCCGACGCACCATGCACTCACAACAGCAGTCGTGTTCGCCGTTGCCGGCAAGTCGATAATGAGGTCGGCGGCACCGCTGCCTCTGTTGGAGATGACGCAGGAGAGCTGGAAGAACTGCGTTTTGCCGATGCTTTTCTGTTTCGCCGTCGTCGTGGCGGTGGTGATGGTACCAGTCGATGCGGTGCAGGTCGCTGTATATGTCGCCCATGCGCTTCCGGTGTCGCCTGTGCCCCCATAGGCCAGCGCCAGAGGCGTTGTCAGGGCTAGCGAGCTTGCCGTCGCGTCATGGAGTACGACTGTGCCAGCAATGGCCGTTGTGGCTGTGCCGACATCAATGATCGTGGCACCACCGCAATCAATCCCAATTTCGTTTGTGCCGATACGATGAATGCCAGTATCGGTGTCGGCCGTGAAATTGATTGCCGGCGTTCCCGCCGAGCCGTCCGACATGCCGATGCCGACTGCAAACGGAATGCGCACCGTGGTCGTGGTCTGCCCGTCCTTGCAGATGACGTTGGAGAGGCCAGTCGCAAAGCCGTCATCCTCGGTATCGACGCGCGATGCCGTGATGTCTATGTTGTTGCCGGCGTCCGTTACCCAGTTGTAGCTACGGACATACGTGCCCGATCCGTTAAACCCGGCCATCAGGTCTGCCTCTTTGAGTTGATGTCAGCGCGCGGTGAGAAGCGAACGGATTAGCGCAGCATTGCGGACGGCAGCAGCGTTATTGGGCGTTGCCGCAGCGGCAAGTTCGCGCGATTGATACAACGGAGAACGCTGCGCTAACATTTCGGCGAGCTTATCAGCTTGCCTTGATGTGAGGGCGGAGCCAAGCTTACGAGAACCGTAGTTCGCCGCTACTGAGAACGGAACGCTGAGCCCCAATGTCCCGAGCCCGGCTAGCCCGTGAACCGTCATTGCTGGAATGCTGCGGCTACCGAGAAGATCGACAACCTTGCCGCCCGCAGCATTTACTTTGTAAAGCTGTTCACGCTCCGCTTGCGTAAATCCAGGCGTGCGCTCGGGATAATTTACCTGGCCGCGGAACTGATTTTTTAGTTGCGATCCATAGGTGACGTTGGGCCGACTTTCGTAATTCCTCGTGGCCCGGAATATCCGATCCTCGGCCGACTTGGTTCGCATGGCGGCGGCGTAGTTGGCGTTTGCCTCGTTGATCGCATTTGAATAGGCGCGGGCGTCGCCAGCCACAATATGAGACGCAGGAATGTTCTCGGTATAGCTGCGAAGGTCATTAAGAGCGTCACGGGCAGCGAGCGCGTCTTGGGTGGGTCGGGTGACGCCTGCGGCGTTTGTTGTCGTCTCTGAAGCTCGGCGGCCCAGAGTTGTCCTAAGAGTGTCAAGGTTCGCGGCGGTGATGGTCGAATTTGCGGGAGGCTGCTGGAGGGACTGAATATCTCCAAGGGTTCCCTTGGCGGTTCCGTTAGGTCCACCTGTGAAACCCTTGGCGTTGAGTCTCTGTTCGATGCCATACGCCACCGGAGCGACTTTGGTCGGGTCGAGTTCAAGGCCCGACGTCAGCGCCCCTTGATAACCGCCGAACTGGCTTTCAGTCCCCTGCTGAGCTGCGGCCTTGAGTTCCGCAGCCTTCGGGGTTGCCGCCTCGATTGCCCTTGGCCCGAGAACCCGATTGGCTCCCGCGCCGCCGAGCACTGAGCCTACAATAGCCCCCGGCTTGCCCGCAACGTCCTCGCCAGCCTGCCCAGTTAGGCCGGACGTGGCCGCAGTGGCGAGTTTGAGCGGGACGCTACCAGGGCCGAGATAAGAAATTGGGTTAGTTAGGCTTTCCGTCGCCGCGCCCGCATAGCGCCCCGGCGTGGTCTGTGCCTCGTATAGCGGCCCCGTCACCTTTTCGGCCGCCCCGCGCAATGTGGCCGAAGTTGGCAATTGCGGGGGCTCTAGGAAATTCCGGGCTTTTTCGAGGTAGGACGTGAATGTGCCCGGTGCGGATGGAGCTAATTCCGGCTTTGCCTGCAAGTCGCCGAACAGCCCCAGTCCCGATGTCACCCCCCGCACCGCGGCAGACGGGATAGTCTTGGCGATGTCCTGGCCGACTGAGGGCGCCGGCAAATCATCGAACATCAGCCGCTTATTGCCTTCCGGCTGCGGCAGATCATCGAACATCAGCGGCATGGTTATTGGACCGGAATGGCTTCGCCGTTAGGACCGCGGCGATAGGCTTTGCCGTTCAAGTAACGGATTTCACCGGAAGGCTGCGATGGCGCATTGGGCGCCGCCTCTGCCCCACCGCGGAGCGCGGCGATGTTGCGGTCGATAGTGGCGATGTCTGCTTTGACCTCTGGCGTAAACACGGGCTTACGGGCGAGAATATCCGGCCCTAGGTCGCGAGCGATCTGGCGTTCTTTTTCCTGCAGGCGCCGGACCATCAAATCGCGCTCAGCCTGCATGTAGCCAGCTTGCTCGGCTCCGGTCTTATAGTTCGGGTTAACGGCTGAGCCCGCTGAACCGCGCTCCCCTTCGGTTCCCCCGCTGCCGACATAGAACTTGGTCGATTCTTCGCCGTATTTCTTGGCGGTTTCGAGCGCTTCGCCGATCTTGTTTTTTGTTCCGGCAGTGGGGAAAAGCACATTGCCGAAATAATTGCCCATTTCGCCAAGGTGCGCACCACCCCGCACGTTTGGGCCGCTAGAGTTGCCAATGTCGGCAAGATTTTGCGAGAGATGCGCTAAATGGCCGATCGCAGAGCGCCCGTTGTCGAGCAGGCCGCCAAGGGTATTTGGTTCAGAGCCGGCAAGCTCATTCTGCATTTTGCGCTTATTCGCATAGGTCGTGTCATTGACCTCTTGGCCGGTATCCTGCCCGTATTTCTGGGCGATAGTCTTAGCGAGCGACGCAATGCCCTGCTGACGCGGGTTGCCCGTAGGCATGACATCGCCGCGCATGTAGGCTCGGACCGCCGCCTGAACTTCCGGGCTGAATTGCGCCAAATAAGCGGTACCCTGCTTCTCGGAATCGAGTTGCGTTACGCCTTTCGCAAGCATGCCGTTGCTGACCATACCGGGAGCGTTGGGCGGGGCGCCGTTGCGCTCGGCAAGTGATTTCGTCTCGCCGGTTGCGTCATTGACCCAAAGCAAGTTCGGCTGGCCGAGCATATCCGTCCCGAATTGCTTAAGCTGCCATTGCGGGTTTGCACGTTGGCTGCTGTATTGCTCCAAGAGTTTAGCGGCCGTTGCCCGTTGTGCGGGATTGCCGTTCTTGGCCCAATCATCGAGTTGTTGCAGGACTTGCGGGGTATAGCCCCCGACCTGGCCGGTGGCCGACTGCGGTGCCTGCGGTTGATTGACGGGAGCCAACTGCGGGCGGTCGGCCGGCGTCAACGGCCGCACAGGCGGCTGTGACGGCGCATAGGTCTGGGGATTAAAGGCGTCGGCGGTCGCCGGCGCGGGCGGCTGTGCAGGGAAACCGGCCTGCGGCTGTGGCGCGCCGTTGAATGCCATCGCCGTTCCCGGCTGGAGCTGCGCATCGAACTTGCGCATGTAGTTTGTGGTTTCGGCTGGGAGCGGACCACCAGAAGCTACCCGGCCCGGGCCGGCATTGTAAGCCGCGGCCGCCAGCGTCGGATTGCTGAACTTCTCGCGCTGCTGGGCGTAGTAGCGGGCACCCCCGTCGATGTTCTGAGCGGTATCGTTGGGATCAACACCAAGTTCCCGCGCGGTCGCCGGCATGAGCTGCATCGGGCCGATCGCGCCCGCCTTGCTTACGGCCCCAATGCCGTTACCCGCGCCCGTCTCATTGCGCTTAATCGCCATGAGTTCGGCTACCGGCACATTATAGCGCTGCGCTGCCTCGGCGATCATGCGGCCGATCGAGGATGCCGATTGATCGTCCTCGGGAGCATAGGCGGTAGCCTTTGGCGCCGGCGGCACAGCGAGACGGTCAGCGAATGACGGTGCTCCGGCTACCGGAAGTTTATCGCCCTTTCCCGGCGCACCCTGGCTCGCAGCCGCATCGAATGATGGTGTGGGCGGCGGCACCCCGTTCGGTGGGAATGCCGCTGCATGTGCCTGGAGAAGCTCAGGGGTGAGCTCTGGATTAGAGGCCATGGGCGGTGGCGCAGAAGGCGCCGGGCTTACTGGCGGTCCTCCTGCGGGCGCAGGCGTCATCATGCGGGCGGCATCGGCCGCCGTGGTCGCGGCCTGCCGCTCGTCCGCGCCCTCGAAATAGCCGCCGATTCCGGCCGCCAATCCATTGAGGATGGCACCCGGCAGCGACGTGGTGGGTTGGCCGGCGTGCTTGAGCAGCGCCGCCGCCATTACTCGCCGCGAGTTCGGGAGAAGGTCAACGAGGTCTTGTGCCATCGGCGCTACCGCTTCGCTAGGCCGTAGAGGCCGGCCCCGAGCACGCTACCGATCCCGCCGTACAGGCCGGCATTCTGGGTCGCCGCAGCCTGTAATTGCGCTTGGTATGCCTGCTCGGCCACTTGCTGGTTCGTCATGTAGTAGTCGCCCACAGGCGTCGGCTGCACGGTGGGCGCGTTATACGGCGTGGCCCCCGGCACCGGGACTGCGCCCTCCATCGCCGCAATCTGCTGGATAGGCGCCATGCGCGCCGCAATCTGCTGCTGGAGCTCCTGGCCCTGATATTGCTGCCCGGCGAGCAATGCCTGGTTCACTTCGTCATTGTACTGCTGGCCGTAGATTTTCATGGCCTGATTGTAGGCGTCCGTCCCCGGCACGTAGCCTTGGCTTTGCAATTGCGTGTCGAGTTGCTTCTGCGCCAGATCGAGCGCCGGCTGCGCCCGCGACATGATCGCTGCGGTATAGGAACTCGCGTCCTGAGGCGCATTAAATGCCGAAGTATCGACCGTGCCGGCCAGTTGCGCAGCGCCGCCTTGCAAACTCGATAGCGCGGCCTGGAGGTCCGGGTTGATCGTCTGCGTAGAGGTGTACTGCGGGAGCTGATAGGTGAGGCCGGTCGCCGGGTCAGTATAGCTGGTCGTGCCGGTTTGGCTGAATGTAGTACTTCCGTTCGGGCCAACGGTATTCGCGTTGCCGATGGTGGCGTTTGCGATAGCGGTGCTGAGATTGCTTTGAGACTGTTGCCCCGCCACTTGCGTCGGATTGGGCTGCGGCGGCGGCGAGGAAGGGCCTTTGCTCATCTAAGTCTCCAGCCAACGGCATTCGCGCCGCAGCATTCCATAGAGAATACCGTCGTCATTGCCGAAACCACGACGAACACAGCCTTCCATGCGGAAGCCTAATCCCACGGTTACCTTGCGCGAGCGCTTGTTGCGCCGAGCCGCCATGGTGCCGATCCTCATGCAACCGAGTTGCAGAAACGGATAGGTAAACAGCGAGCAGAGCACCGAAGGCGACAGCCACATCGGATCGTCAGCGGCAAAACTCGCCATGACGGACTTGTATTGCGGTCGAAACTCGTGGAACACCACGCCGCCAGCTAACTTGCCGCGACGAATGACGCCAATGGCCGCACATGCTCCGAAGTCCGGCGTATTTGTCCGCTCGGCAACGAAACGCGCGATTTCCTTATCGCGTCCGAGTACCAAAGGGCCGTCCGGCCACGTCCTGGCCAGTTTCAGAGATTGCCGCCGATCTCGTACATTACGTCCGTGCTGTTCAGTTCTACCGTGTCCGATGTCGTCACTTGCGTTTCCAGTGACACTGCCACGCCCGTCCCGTTGATCGTCTGCCATTGCGCTGTGAGCACCGGCGTTCCCGTTGTCCACGGCGATGTGTTCCAAGGTGACGTGTTCCATGGGCTACCTGTGACCGTATAAGGTTCGCTGACGACCACGATGTCCGACGTGTCATAGTCGATATGGACACCGACGCCGGGAATAAGCCCTTGCGGCGCCGTCACCACAGGCCGCGCCATCAGGAATTGCTTGATCGAGGCCGAGCCGCCCGTGGTAAACGCAGATGCAGACTTGGCCGAAATCGCCGTGCCGTTATCGGTTTTCGATGTGCCGTAGAGATAGACCTTGCCGTCCACGCCACCGAAATAGAGCTGATCTCCGAATGTCGCCCAACATTGGGCGTTCAGGTTCGTAAACCGGCACCACGCTCCGGTGAGCGTGTTCATGCAGAATTGGTGGATGGTCGTATTTTCGACCTGCGGCACGTTGATGACGAGCAACTGCTCGCGGGCATTCTCGATTGCCTGCCAGCCGAAAAATGCCGATCCGGCCTTATAGGCGCTCTGGAAGGCCCCGATGATCTTCGCTGTCGCCGCTACCTTCCCATCGCCGCCAGGCGATAGTGGCAGAATGTCGGATAGCGGAACCACCCCTCCCGATGTGATCAGCGCGACATCCGCCCCAATCTGCGTGAAGCACCGACGCCCTATAGGTATCGGGATATTGAATACCCCAACCATCTGAAACAGCGTGTTCGAGGTCGGGTCGGTTCCCTGCCATAGGATTGCCTCGCCTTGGCTGGTGAGCGCCACAAGGATGTCGTCCATGCCGGCGCCGCCGTCGCGCGTCCAACTCGTCACGCCGACAAGATAGCCGCCGCGACGGCAGAATGGCGCGAGCTGAATGCGCGCCGCCGCACCCTGAACCGAGGATACCGGCAGATACCACATATCCAGCGTGTTTAATTGGGTGAACCAAAGCCGCTGAATATGCGTTGTGACGTTGACGAAAGTGCTGCTTCCCGCCGTGCATCCCGTTACTGAAGCCGTCGCCCATGTCGCGCCGTCGTAGAAGTGCGGCACGTCAGCGCCGTTGCATATCACGAGGAAATTTCCCGCCCCACTCCCTATCATCGTGTGTTGGAACTTGCCGTTGGAATACGTGTCGGTTGCCGTATTCGTCGCCGTGGACGTGGACACCAGCTCCATAATCTTGCCGCCGGACGAGGCAGCAAACAGCTTATTGGCTGACGGCGAGCTGTATTGCATCAGGCTATCGCACCGGGTCCCCACGCCGGTCGCGAAGGTCGAATAGCCCATGCGAGTCGTAACGGTCGTCGTCGTCGGAATGAAATTTTCCAACGTAATCGCGTCAGTCGGCGGCATGGCGGTCAGCGCATCGCGCGCATTCCAGCCGCCGTAGGGTGCCGGTAGCGTAGTCGTGGCCGAACGCTGCTGCCCTGGTGCAGTCGGCTTCTTCGACTTCGCCACTAGATCAGGCTCCAGTTCCCATCTGGAATGTTGACCCAATCGTAAGGTGCAGGCCCGACCGGGCCAGCCATATCAATTGTCGGCGTTGCCAAGTCGGCCGCGACGTATTTGTCATAAAGCGCGTTGCGCTCGGCGATAAGGTCGGTGCTTGCCAAGCCCTTAGCCGAACGAAACCGCCATTTTAGCTCTTTGACCAGCAGCAGCGGCTTGAAGATGGTCGTATCGGCGTCCGCCGCGAACTGGCTGGCCGCCGTTGATGTACCGCTCGACCATACCCAGTTTTTGCTGATGTAGAAAAACACCAACGTCTCGGCCGCTGTCGGCTCAGGATGCAGCGAAATCGTAGAGCCGCCGGTCGACGTAGAACTGACACTGACAAAATACTCTTTCCGCGTTGCCGGCGCGATCACTGAGGACGAGAGCCAGAACTGATGCCGTTGCGGCGAGATACCACCAAGCATCGGGAAGTGGTTGGTCCGGTTCCAGCCGGTATCTTCAACCAATCGGTTAAAGTCGCTCGGCAGCGAATAGGTGGACGAAGCCGTGGCCGTGGTTATCGAGGCTGTGGCGATCAGCGCTGACCATTGATGGCTATCGCGCAATTCCCGGCCGGCCGCCTGCAATAGCGCCAGCATTTGCCGATCCTGCGGGAGCGACGAACCGATAACCCCGGCCGCACCGGGACGCTGCAAGCCCATTTCATCACAGGCTTGCGTGACGACTTCAAGCAGGCTCGATAGCGCCATTGCCATTAGCCTTTTTGCGTGGGCGGCCAGGGCCGCGTTTGACCGGCGGCTCCGCCGCTCGGTTAACCAACGCCGTTACCGCTTCCACGAGCTGATCCATGCGCTTGCCCTGCTCGGCAATCGCGCCTTCCAGAGCGGCAATCTTTTCGTCCGCTGCGGCAGCTTCCGGCGTCCGCACAGTTTCCATCATCTTGGAAACGTGATTGGCGGCCTTAATTCGCTCTTCCATTCGCCGCTTCTCTACCAATGCCCTAGCTTCTTTGCGAAGAGTCGCCGTGCCATGCCCGAACGCTTGACACTGCATGTCGTTCAATGCAGCCACTTCCTCGACGTTATGGACGTTGCCGCGTAGAAAATCTTCTGCCCGTTCTGGCGGCACGAGTTCAGTTAATGAAATACCGGGACGTTTCTGCGGCGGCTTGCCATCACAATAAGCAGCCCACTCCCTGTGAAATTTGGACATTATTTCAGGTGTGACGCGCTTTTTAATGGTATCCGGGGAACCAACGGACGAAATCTCCACCATGTCCTTGCCACTCTCGGCATAAAACTTAGCATTTTGTGGAAATCTCTGCACCTCGGGCAGTGTAAATTCCTCCATCATGCGGCTGTCTCCTGTTTTGGTCCGCTCGACCATGTTTCTTCGGGCCGCGCGCATTCCTGCCGCATCGAGAAGTAGTCAGTGCCAAAGCCCTCAGGCGGCGCCGTCTTTTCTTTCTCAATATATTCCTTGCGCACCATCTTCTGAAACAGGCCGTCGCCCATGAAGTGGAACACGCAGCCGGGATAGCGGCCTTGCTGAATGTCTCGCACCATATGTTGCGCGTATGTTATCATGACAGGCGCAGTCTCGAACCATTCGTCGTCGCCCTCAATCCGCACGCGCGTCGTCTTGAGCTTCTTGCCGGCATGTTTGCCGGCATGAGTTTCGCCCTGCGGGCCATATGAGCAATCGAAGCCATGGACGATGAAGCGTCTAAACCCGAGGAAATAGAGCATGACAAAGGTGCGCAGGCCGACGCTGCCCCCGCCGGGCATAAGCGCCTGATCCTTCTCCGAGGGCATATTGCGGATTTTATAGCTTTCTTCTCCGTTGAAGAGATGCCACAAGACGAGGTTATCCGGGTCGATGCGCTCGACGTACTTCGGATGACAACACGATGCCATAAAGTAATGCGTCTTGTCGGAAATACGCTTGACCATCTTCGACTTATGCAGGCGCGGGTCACATTCGACGTGCCAATCAGGCGTGATGTCGTGTTTGAGCAAGAAATCATGCGTGCCGCTGACGGAAATTACTTTGTGATGTGGATTCGCCTCGATCTGTTCGGGCAATACCTTGATTGATTCTTTGATAGACGGGCCGTAGCAGCACACAATCGCGACAGTATCAGGCCGCAGCTCATGCCGGCGAATAAATGCTGGCGCGTCCATTGATACGCGCCCAGTACGCCAGTCTATCGGCGCCTGTGGCAGCCGATTCCACGTCCGGCCGATATTGGCGGCGGTGTGGGCGTTGCGCTCCTCGTCCGATAAGACACCGACAGCCTTTAACTGGGTCATCAACGCGATCGGTTCGAGCACGAGCAGCAGGTCTTTATCTTTCCCTAGCTGGCGTCCTTCGTGCGCTTGTTCCTCGATGCGCTCGATGCGGAACGCATTATGCAGTTTTTCCTTCCAGAACTCGGTGCCTTCCTGGATGAGATGGGCGTTGCGACCGTCCTCTAGCGTTTTGTTCGCCGGCCCCATATTGACGATGGCGATCAACCGATTTCTGGTGAGCGAGCGCAAATGGCCGATAACGTCGTCTAAGCATTCCGGCTCGATATGCTCTAGTACGTCTGCGCACACGACATAATCGGCCGGTTCGGGCGGCCCGTCCTTACCTTCAACGCAGGGATCATATTCCCGCACGTCAAAGCCGGGCATGAAATCCTTTAGCCTACTGTTGGCCCCGGACCCGTAATCCAGCACCGAGGCGCCCGGCGCGGCCATGGCGGCAACAATGCCCGCGCATTGCGGGTAGCCTGAACTGAGTCCGTAATTGCCCTGCGCGTGCAAGCGGCGTTGCAGCTCATTGTACTCGCGCGTCATTAAGGGCATGGAAACGCCTCTGGCCATGCGACAAACTTAACGCACGAAAGGGCAATCCACTCCCCATCTACAAATTTGTGCGCTGTTAGCTTAGACGGATTTTCTTTATTAATAGGAAACCATCCGATGGGCTTTTTATGGCTTTCCTCTAGGGTCGGGAACGTTAGGGGCATGAGGCCCACCGCGCGAGTTCGCTACGCCATTCGTCGGCATAGGGCACGTTCTCAAAGCCGGTGAACCACGGGCCGCCATCGGTATAGTGAACCAACTTCGGCTCGTCGGCGATCTCGGTATGCCCGATGAGGAAATTCCATTTCGGGTGCAGTCTCCCGACCTCGTCGTCCCCGAGCCAGCAGAATTGGTGCAAGTCCAGGCCGCGAGCGGAATTGACCAGCTCTAGCGTCAATCGCTTGTTCGCCGGATGGTCGAGGTCGAACACCATCAGAGATGACCAATTCTTGCGGGAATAAACGGTCTGCAGTTGGCCGTCCATTTTGGTGTCGGTGTTGGGGCGATGCTCATGCTGTACGCACCACACAGCCTTTTTTTCTCCGGTAGAAACGATCTCACTGAAAAGCCGAACGAGATTGCCGCGAGCAAAAAAATCGCAATCCATAAATACAGCATAGCCACTTCCCGCCGTGAGATAGGGGACGAGAAAACGGGAGATGGCGAACTCGGTGGCCATCGGAGCTTGGGAGATGACATCGAACAGCCGCCCTAGCCGTTGTTCTGTCGGCCGCCAATACAGCCCTTGCGCACGCAAGGAATGCAGCACCAGGCCACGAATGGGATACGGTAGCGTAAGCCTTCGCCTCAGCGACTCACGGCAGACGGCGAAAGCCGCGGCCTCGCGAGGATCGAAGCCAACCCAGATGGTAACGTTTCGCATTAGCTGGCTAGCGGCCTTTGCTCGTCGTGGCAGGCGGGATCGGCGACAAAACGCCATAGCTCACCGGCGCGGATGGCGGCGATGAATTGGGCGAGCCGACGCCCACCGGGTAAGAAACCGGGCCCCGGGGGCCGAGTACCGTTTTGATGGTCGCAACGGGATATGGGCCGCACGGGCCGAGACGCGTCGAGGACGTAGATGCGTGTGATCCGGACGGACCAGCGGCCGGGCCATATCCAGAGCGGGCCATAGCAACCCCCTTGAGAATGAAAGAGGGAGCGCCTTGCGACGCTCCCTCCAGCCCCTGTCACCCCACTTAGACGGTGAACGCTGCGTCAACCACCCACAGCCCGGTGGCAACACCAACGGCAGTCGATGCCGAGGTGCCCGAAGCTGTGGTGATCAAGCGCATGTCGCCGATCTGCGCCTGCGTCGAGGCCGCCGTGCCGGTCAACTTGCCGGCCGTGCCGCTCGTATACAGACGCACGCCGACCGCGGTCGCGCCCGTGGTCTGAACAGTCAGACCACGCCCCTTAGTAGCGACCCAGCCGTAATTGGAGGCTGAAAACGCTACCTGGGCAATGCCGATCGCCGTGCCGAGGCGGGCAATGGTTACGTCGAGATTGGTCGCAGTGCCGGAAGCCCGGACCCCGACGACCGCCCCAACGCCAACCGCAGCCGATGAATAGACATACATCCATTCGCTGTTGTTGTTGCCCTTGACGGTCTCGTTCAGCGCGAAGTGCGCCGTACTGTCCACGTGGCCAAGATCAACGCCGATCTTGTCACTGGTACAAAACCAAGTGTTAGCCATTTGTTTGTTCTCCTGTGAATGTTCGGGTGAGTTATCCGGTCACTCGATCATCACGCCCTGTCGCTTGCGGTTGCTGACGGTCATATTGCCCGCCCACACAACCGGCATGACAAGCGCGTCCTGATTGACCGAACTCTTTTCCCCGAGGGGAACAAACTCACGCCCCTTCGCCGGACGGACAAACAGATAGTCCGTATTGAGGAAGTACATATGATGCGACGGGCACTGGTCGTCGTAGATGACCGGCACGTCGCCGTGGTACACAAGGTTGGTGAAGCCGACGCCGGCGCCCTTGTCGTCCATGAACCGCTGATTAGGAGTCAGCGACTCCAGATAGGCGATATACATGAACGAGTCGGCCGTCACGATGTCCGGCTTGTCGCTGCCGCGGATGACGTTGATCCAGGTGGTGTTCATGCCATGCTGGATGTTGGTCGAGGTCGCGGACGCCGACACCACGCTGGAGAAGTCATACACGTAGTTCTGCCACCACGTCTGCGAGCTGGCAGAGATGCCGCCGATGGTGTTGGTGTTGGTGTCGGCAACGAGTGCCTGCAAGCCACCGAGGTCGAGGCCGCCCGAGCCCGTGCCGTCCGCATAGAGCGAAGTGGCAAGGGTGTTCTGCAGCGACTTTTCGAGCGTGCGCATCCGGCTCTTGAGGAGGTTATGCACCGCCTCTTTGCCGGAGTTCTGGATCTGCTCCAGGCCGGTGATGACCACCGAGCCAGCGAGCTGCTTATAGACGAACTCGGCCGCCGTGTAGGTGTCGGTCGGCGAGATGTCCAACGTCTGCGCGCCGGAATAGTACATCACGGTCGAGTTCTGCGCGTACTCGATCTCTTGCACGATGGACCGGCCGGTGGCCGGCGTCTTGTTGCCCTTCTTGTTGATCTGCCGAAAAAGGGCGTTGTGGTTGGTGATGTTGTCCGCCAACGTGCCACTATACCCCTGCAGGGTCGTGGTGATGATGTCGGAGAACGAACTATTGGGGAGAGCCATTTAAGGCGTTCCTTTCTCCAATAGCTCAGGTCAGAAATACTTATCCATTGCAGCGTTAAGGTGGTCATCCAGCGACTTCGGGTCTGCTCTGCTGGCGGGAATCGAGCCGGTTGACGAGCGCACAGGTGCGGCCTTCTTGGCCTTTTCGAGAGCGGCTTTCCTTTCATCCTCAGCCGCCTTCTGGCGGGTCGCCATTTCCTGCTCCATCAACTCCTTGAACGGAGCGACGGCGAGGTCATAGGCTTGCTCCAGCGTGTCCGCTTGGCCGGCCTGCAGATAACTTGCCATGGCGGCCCGGACCCGATCGAGATGCGGGTATTTGGGCTGGCCGGCGTCGTCTTTTGCAGCGGCGAAGTCAGCAAGTTGCTGGTGAGAATGGTGAAGTTCAGCTTGCTCTTGCACCTGAGCGCGCCATTGCCGCTGTTCCTCTAGCTCGGCCTGGATGCGCTGTAGCTCTGGATTGTATTGAACCTGAGCGGGTTGCGGTTGAGCGGGCATCTGCCCGTTCGCGAAGGCTCGCAGATCAACGCCGTATTGCTGGGCGAGCTGGGCGAAGGCGGCATAGCGCTGGTGCGGCTGGCCGGTCCTTAAAGCGTGTTCCGTCTGCAGGATTGCGTTGATCATCCCGGCCGGTGTCTGGCCGATTGATGGCGCAATCTGCGTCAGGTAATCGCTAAAGGGCTCGACCGCTTTGACGAGCGGGTCCGCGGTTCGCCGATACTCGGCAATCTCGTTCGATCTGCGGGAATACTCGGCTTCGCGCGCCGCCTCGGATCGGCTCAAAAAGTCCTGAGCGTCACGCGGAAGCTTGGCGAACTGGGCCTTCTGTTCTGCCGTGTAGTTCCGTGGCGCCTCGATGGGCTTTGCAGCCGGATCGGGGGCCGCGGCCGCGGCAGCTTGTGGCGCAGCCGCAGCGGTCCCGGTCTGGGGAGGCTTTGGCTCGCCGGAAGCAAAACGGCCCCGATCATCTCGGGGCCGTTCGTCAGTCTGCGCCTTTGCCGGCGCCGCTTCCTTGTCGGGCGGCGCCTCGGGCTTGGGCGTATCCTCAAAGTCAGCGTCGTGCTTGCTGAGCGCGGCGCCAATGATGCTGTCTAATGTAACGGGCTCGGCGGTCTCAGTAGCCGCCTGGATTTCTTCCGACATGATTCCTCAATGCGTGAGCGAGACGGAGAGCATGGGGCGAGGGCGGCGCCGAGGCTTTGGCCTCGTCCGCCTTGGCAAATTCCTGGCCTACGCTCTGTGGAACGCCAGCTTCCCTGGCGAATTGTGGGTTGTGTGCCACCGCTTCCATGAAGCGGTGCTGCTTAGGAGAAACCGATGGCATCCATCCCTCCAATTTTCGGTCTGTTTTGGCGTCGGCGGCCAAGTCGGCTAATGTCGGAACCTAGCGCCTCTTATAGTCCTCGAAGGGAACGCCGGCCCTATTCGCCTCTTGCAGACGATCCCAAAACGGTGGCTTTGCTGGCCCGCTCCAGTCGTTGCCGACCTGGCGCACACCGCGGCGGCGCTCGTACTCGCGCAGGCCGCTACGCGATGTGATTTCGACGCCATCCTGTGTGCGGAACGGCGCGATGTCGCTCATAGCCTGGTAGCCAATGGGCGATGTTTGAGGCCGCTCGACCAGTCGGCCGTCCCGCATGACGTAGCGCGTGCGCATTTAGGCTTTCCAAGGCAACCGCGGATCGTTCCATGGCTCGCCGTCCGCATAAGCAACGGGCAGGTTGCCTGCGGTGGGTGTCGCATTCCACGGCATAGAGGTATTTTTCCAAGGCAGCGCAGTGCTGTTCGATGGCATTTCAATTTCTCCTCAATCTCCATTGCTCAGCCTGCATCAAGGCCGAGGCGGCGCGCACTTTTGCTTCTTGACGTGCCGAGTGTATCGTCTGGAGCCAGGGATCAGCAGCTTGCCGCCGCTGCTCCATGACTTTACGCATTGCGATGTCGCGTGCGAGCAAGGCTCTTTCGAGAGCCGTTTCGATCGGTTGCTCGTGCGGCTCGGCTTCCGGCTCAGGCTCGGGCGGCAGCTCATCGAAATCGGACAGCCGCCCGAATAGGCCCGGCGAGCGCCGACGCCTTTGCTTCCCGAACCGCGGCGGATAGGCACCGCCGACTACAGTGACCGGCCGAATGGCATCAGCGTCCGACGACAGTGCCCCAAGCGGCTCGGTGCCGAGCGGGAAATCACCTAGCATAAGCTAGTTCCCCGCTATCACCTGCCAACTGTCGTCGCGAGATTTCAAGATTGCCCACTTGCCCGCAGTCCCGGCCAGGATAGCGCTTGTGCTGGATGCCGTCAGATCAGTAACGTTTGCTGTGGAACTAACCACGGTGTTATTTTGATAATTCACGAATTGGAGTTCACGCCCAACCCACAGGGAAGCGCTCGGCAGGACCACACTTGTTGCAGTGCCGGCTTCGCATAGGAGCGTAGTGTCGTACTCATCAACGGTGTACGGCGTTGATACAACGCGCGTGCAATCGCTGACCATCTCGGATTGCTCAATTATTCGCCAGTAAGTTCCGTCGCTCTTCAGCACGGCCCAACTTCCAGCGGCCTGCTTCTCTGAAATTATTACGCCGGTGACGGAGGGAGTGGCGCCGGTGATTGTCCGCACATCATCAAGAATGCTAACGATACGCTGCAGCCCAAGCACTGATATGAACTCTAATTCGCGCCCCACATTGAGGCTAGGGTCAGGCAGGGACACCGCTTGCCACGACGCAGGCGAAGGATCGTGAGCGATCACAGTGTCGGTTGACAGCACGGTATAGAACGGCGAGACGCCGGCAGTAAGCGTGGTGAGCGCAGTAAAATTACTATAAACCGGGTCCCGCGACCAAATCAAAAGCGGGGTCAAGGTGTTGGGGATCGTCAGGCTCGTACTGTCATCCACAAGGATGTTGTTCGTGCCAAAAAAATTGGCGGTGTTCAGCAGAACAACATCCGATGCCCCGGTAAGATGAACGGTGTTGGCAACTACCTCGCTGTCAACATAAGCGCAGATGCCCTGCGGATTATCACCTTCGACTAGGATGCCATCCGTCATGCTCTCAAGGTGAACATCGCTAAACACAAACGAGCTGAGCGGCGCATCGCGCACATAGATGCCTGCCGTTGTGTTGCCAATGCCACGCCCGCCAATAGTAATACGGTTGATGTTTATAGGCCCGACGTTATCGGTACCGTTCCCGATCTTAATGCCGTAGTTCGAATCGGCGTTGGTCAGAATGATTTCGATATCAAAGTTACCAAAGTGTTCACACCCGCTGTCCCAAAACACTGCCGTGTCAAGTGAATTTTCAACAATGCAACGGAAAAGCCCGCAGCCCTCATTTGCCTGGTTGGAATATAGGCACAGCGAGCCAGCAATCAGATTGGCGTCCAGCCACATATCATAGAGCGCGGTGTCGAACACGGGACCGCTGGTGCCCCACTGAACCATCGCGGTATTTATTGGGAAACTGCTCAGGGCCTTGATCTTGGTCAGGCGCTTGTTGACGCCCTGAAGTCGCTGCGAACTCTCCATTACGATCGTATCGCTAATCCCGTAAACCGTTGGGTTGCCGCCTGTATCCGGGAAAAACACCGTGCCGCCATTGGGTATCGATGCAAGAGCGGCATTGATTGCTGCCAGGTCGTCGGTTACGCCATCACCCACAGCCCCGTATTGCCTAACGTTGACCGACCCAGGAGGAGCCTCGAAGTCCGCGGCAAGGGGCGTCAACGTCACCAGCGGCGCGGACGCGAAGCTGACCGTCGCATTGCTATTGGAGGAGAACTGCACTGACCGGGTCAGAGTTGCCCCGGACGCCGTATAAGTGCCGGTGCCGACCTCCCACGCGCTGATATTACCCGAAGCGTCGGTTAATTGCGCCGCATACGAATAGAGCGCGCCATCGACCGCGTTAGCTGATGCCGGCGTCATATAGCCCGCGGCCGCCGACGAAACCGTAAACGTCCCGACGCCGCCGGACGCCGCCCGGAACTTGCAGCGGTCAACTAGATTTGCCAATGCGGGCCTCTAAATAAGCAAAAACGTCTCATCGTCATCTTCGAGCATTTGCAGTTCGAGCAACCGCCGCGCTTCCTTCGCTTGTTCGATGAGCCGCGCGTGTATTTGCGCGTCAAGCGCCGACATGGCGTCTGTAAGCGCTTCGCTTACGTTCGATTGCTCGTTAGTCTCGACATCGGCAATCGGCTCGACGCCAATGACTTCTTCGGCAACAGCCTTCGGATCGAGGTCCGACAGGTTGCGGACAATGCCCGGCGTATGCCTTGGCTTCTTGCCATACCTCGGCGGGTAAGCGCCGCCGCCCGTGCCGGCCGTTGAATGTGTGCTTGCTGTTAGAGTAGCAGCAGTTCCAGTGAGCACATACGAACCTGAACCGGCGGCTAAACTCCAGCCATGAAGCAGAGATGCCGCCGTGCCCGAAAGCGTATAACTACCGGCACCCGCACTCAGCCGCCAAGCGTGCGTCGGTGTCGCATTAGTGCCCGTTAGGCTGTAACTGCCGCCCCCCGCAGCAAGCCGTTTTCCTAAATTTAGGTTAGCGTTAGTGCCGGTTAGCGCATATGAGCCGGCGCCTGCACTTAGCCGCCACGCATGAAGCGTGGAAGCCGCCGTACCCGTTAGCGTGTACGATCCCGCCGCGGCGCTCAGCCGCCAAGCGTGTTTCGGAGTGGCGGCTGTACCAGTTAACGCATACGAGCCGGCGCCGCCGGCGATAATCCAAGCATGGCGTAGCGTCGCCGCCGTGCCAGTGAGCGCATACGAGCCTGCATCAGCCGGCAGTAGCTTATTGATCGCGATGCCACGGCCAATGATGACCGGGCGAACATAGGTCCGGCCATATCTGGCCATAGGCTTACACTTGTACGATCATATAGGCGTAGGCATTAACTCCCGTGCCGAACTTCACGCGGATACGAGCGAACTTCGACACCTGAATTACAGGCTCGCGACCCAGTGGGAATTGCTGGATGAACTGATTTGTGGGCGCGATAAGCTGCGGGCCGGCGAGGTTACGAACGGTTGTGATTGATCCTTCACCGCTTGCGTTGTAGCCGGTCGAGGTCGTGCCGACCACAATGAGATTTGTGGTCGGATCGCCACCATTGAGGGCGTCTCCGTCCAGTTTTGTAATGTCGTTGGCGACCGACGCCGTGACCGTAGCCGCCACGTCAGTCTCAATCAGCTCGATCTTGCCCGGCGTTGCCGCGGCCGAACCATCGAATGAAATGCCCCACTCGGTGATTTTCGCGGTGATCGTCGCGGACGGCTTAACTTGCAGCAGCGTGATAATGCTGGTGCCGGTCGCAAGCGTGGCAAACGATGCCGTGGTCTGCATCGGGCCGCTGCCGATTAGATAGAGTGCCATTTTTCACCAAAAGCTTGCGCGTTTTGTCGCTTGCAAGAGTTCGACTATGCTTTGCTTTACTGCCGCGGGCGGCGTCCACGTTAGAACAACGATACCGTCACCACCCTTGCCGGTTGACGCTCGTGTGCTGCCGCCGCCGCCAGAGCCGCCATTAAAACAAGCGCCGCTGCCACCGCCATAGTTGCCGCCTGCGGCTGTTGATTGCGCGCTATTATTTGAGGCAGAAAATCCGCCGCCACCGCCGCCGGGACCGGAAGTGACCGATGGCGATGTTTGCGTCCATGCGGTTCCCGTGCCGCCAGCGCCGCCAGGCGTGCCGAGGGTCGTAGATTTCGCGCCGTGCGTGCCGCCGCCTGTCGCTCCACCATCGCCGCCATCTGAGGGGCCGGAACCCGAGGCGAGGTCAACACCATTGCCTCCGACAGCCGTCGTGCCACCCGCGCCGCCGCCGCCCGTCGCGCCTGATGTAACTCCAGTTGCGACGTTGCCGCCGCGGCCGCCGGCATGGTGAGTGGTGCCGACGCCACCGGTGCCCGCAGTACCGCCCGTTCCCGCTGGTGATGTCGATGTCGCCTGCTGCCCCGCGCCACCATGGATTGCGCCGAGCGTAGCTCCCGCCTGCGTGGTGCCGTCCCACCAAGTATCGCCGCCATTGTTCCCAGTGGTGGCAACCGAGCCACCTACGGTCGGACTAAGACCTGCCCCACCTGCGCCAGTCTGCCATGTCGCTGTTGTCGTGCCAGGGGTAGCAAAACTGAAATTGGTCGTAGCGCCATATTCGCCGCCACCGCCGCCAGAGCAAAACCCGCTTGTCCCGATGCGCTGCAGCGATGCGCCGCTACCGCCGCCGGCAACGAGTTCGACAGAATTGTTGCTGTTGTTCCAGGTCGCGTCCGACGTATAGGTGTTGTTGGTGGTGAGCGGCGTGGTCAAAAAAACGACGGTTGAAATAAAGACAAAATCCCGTTTCTGCAGCAATTCCCAGATTTCGGAATTGCTGAGATATTTTTCCGGAACGACATACTGCCATGACCGCAATGGATGCGAGCGCACCGGCTTGCCAGCCGCTACCATAGCCCCGACCAGCGCCGCAGAGGCCAGAAACGCGATGCACTTAATCCCCTGCGCGCCACTAATTGGCCGCGCGAGCCGAAAACGCCAGGGCGCGAGCCAAAGCCCCGTTTTGGGGTCTAGGCGATCATCCTCCCAATGCCGCTTGCGTTTGATCCAATCATCAATGCGCATGACGCCGTTATCTTACTTCCCAGAAAGGGCGCACATCGTCCTGGCCGACGCAAAAGCGTCTATGCTTGCGGCCACACGTACAATGAAAAATGTAGATGTCGGGCGCTTTCTCTTTCTCAGAGGAGTAGAACGCCTCAACCTCATGGTTTTCAGGATGCCGGCAGCAATGCGCGATAAGCTGATTTTGCTCCAGCGCTTCGATGTATTTGACAGGCAGCAGCCCCATCAGCTTGGCGACGGGGTGACGCTGACAGGCAAGGATATGAGACATTACGTCATTGTCCAGAGCGATGCGCCAAAGTCCAGCGTCATTGTCTCGCCCGACGCCACAGTAAACGTTGAGGCGTAATCCCAATAGGCGGCGAGATAGTTGCCCGTGGAAGTGTCGTCGTAATACGAGAAATAGCGGCCTGTCGTGCTGTTGCCCAAATTGCCGCCCGAAGCGGTCCACACCACGTCGGTCGCGGTTGCCGTCACGGTGCCGCCGGATCGTGTCGAGTTGAATGTGATATCAGACCCGCCGGTGGTGTATCCGTTTGAGCCGCTGATTTCGGTGAGATCGGACAAGGCCGTGTCAGTCGCCACAACAGGCGCATCCGTGTGGATGACCACCTTCCATGCGTCGGTCGTGCCAAAGGCGTCGATTTCCTTGTTGCACAGCACCTGCACAAAGTTTTCGTATTTGGTATAGGTCGCCATTATTGCACCGTCAGCGGCATATCATGAGCCTCGGTTATGCGCCCGTTTTCGTCGCGCACTGGGATACGGCGGCGAGGCGCTGAAAGAACTGCCCCGAGCTGCTTATGGGATTGCCCAAGTAGAGCTGCCAATTGAGCGGCGCTCTGCTGCTGGGATTGGGCCAAGGATTCCGTTAATTGCTTCATTGCCTCAGCAAACACTTGCGCCAATTGCTCCATAGCCGGGGCTATGGCCTGTTCAATTGCCGGCCCCACAGCGTCCTTCACGCCCGAGCCGTCAATTGCGACAGTGGGCTTTTTGCTGGCTTCAATCTGGCGATTAGCAATATCGCCCTGCTGGGCTAGTTTTTGCTCTTCTAGCTCTCGGTCTTGGACAAGTTTTTGCCCATGCATTTCACGCTGCTGGCCCAGCTTGACGTGCTCCAATTCTATTGCACGCCCGTGCTTTTCGCGCTCGAACTCCATTTGCTGCGCGTGCTTCTCGCGCTCCAACTGCATTTCCTGATTGGCCAGCGCCGCCTTATGATTCCGATCCAGTTCGGCCAAGGCCGACTTGTGATGGAGTTCCTGTTCGGCGAGCGCGGCTTGATTTTGGGCTTTGCCCTCCTCGATCTGCATCTCCATCTGCCGAGCCTGCAACTCGGTCTGCGAGCGTATCTGCTCAGGGCTTGGTGACGGTTGATATTGGTTTTGTGCGGCGCGCTGCTCCATGACTATCGCAGCCTGGTCGATCGCATCCTCAATCGGTCGCGTCGACTTGAAGCCGCCCAGCCCGAACTTCAACAGCTCGAACGCCAGCGGCATCATCACCGGCTCTTGCGCCGTGATCGGCCCCCAGCCCTCGATAAAGGCGGTTAACGCCTGGATCATCTGCCCGCGCGACTGCTGCTCGAGCTGCTGATCCTCGAACACCGTGCTGTCGGTCTCGATGTCGATGCGGTATGAGCGCAGCTTGTCGGTGCGCAGCACTTGCACGACTTCCGGCGTGATAGTCTTGCCAGTGATCTGCTGCAGAATGTCGGGCTGGAAATGCTCGGCGATGATCTCCGCCTTGATGCGGTGCAAATCGCGTATCCAGCGCTGGATTGAGCGCTGGCGCCGCATCATCCGCTGCGAGCCGTACTGCGACTTGAGCTTTTGGGCTCCTAGTGTTTCCTGAGAATCCGACGCGCCACGCATGATGTCGGCAATGCCGACGATTTCCCAAATGGACTGCAGCAAAGCGTCGCGCTGCTGGTAGAGCTGAACGAGGACGCCAGCCGTTACCGATATATCCTCGGCCTGGAAAGCGGCTTGCAGGCCGCCTTTCTGCATTAGCGAGCCGTAGTTCTCGACCGGCAGGAATTGGTTATCGGTTGCCGACGCGAGCCGCGACAGTTCCTTAATGCTTTGATCGTAAACACCGCGGCGCTTGAGCGCCTTGGTCAGTCGCGAAATACGCTGAATGATCTCGTCAAGATCGTCAGCTTGGTCCTTGTAGACAAAGAACTCGGGCTCGGGGACAACGGTGTCAGTAGTGGCGTAATAGCTAATTGGTTCCGGACAGGGGAAGAAGCCCTCGAGCCCATAGGGATCGTCGTCGGATCGGAGGCAGCGCTTGTACGCCTCAACGATCCAATAGCGTTTGCGGGTGACAATATCCCAGATTTCCCAAACTTCGGCCTTTTTGGTGGAGTCCGGCGTGTTTTTGCGGTCATCAATCTCTGGCGCCCAATTTAGCGGAACATCTTTACCGTCCGCGCCGAAATTGGCAAGCAGCTCATCGCGGTTCATGCGATGGCGAAATGCGATCCAGCCGTTTTTCTCAATGTCGGCCCAAGTGCGGGCCGGCATGCAGCGAAAATCCTTCCAATAGATATAGCTCTCGCGGAGGATTTGGTCAGTGATGAACGTCTGCTTGGTGTCCGGGTCCTGGCGCAACACCGGCTCATAGTCGATCCGCACCGTACCGCGGCCGGGCAGCAGATAATCCTTTAGTGCGTCCTCGATCGGCTTGTCGCCGTAGGTTTCGTTGCAGTAGACGAGCGTCGACTCGATGATTTCAGCGACTTCTTCGCTTGTCGGGTCGCTTTGCGTATAACGGCGGCGAACATCAGGCGTTGCCATCTTGCCGTACAGCGCTGCGAGCAGCAGTTCCGTGTTGCTGTAGAGCACATTGAAGCGCTTGGCATGGCGGCCACCAGAGCGCGTGTCGTCCGATTTCTCCGTCTTGTACCGGCGCAGCACCCGCTTGCCGTTATCGAGAAAGTCTTTGTGGTCCTTATGGCTGAGGTCTAGCTGCTCATCCCAATACTTCGCGAGCTGTTCCGGCGTTTTGGTTTCGGCCGCTGAGTCTGGCTGCTCCGTGTTCGAGGGAACAGCGTCGTTAATTGTGGCCATTCTAAGCAAAACTCTGCGGTGCGTTGCTGAAACACGCGGCGCCGAGCGCCTGCGCGTCCTTCATTCCTGCCGGGACGCCGCGGGACACAAAAGCGGCCGCATCGGCCCAGCATTCGGTCATCGAGCGTTCCTCGATGCGCATATGCACGTCTCGCTCGCCTGGCGGCATGACGACCGTCAGCAGCAGAAAGACAGTGATGGCCATGTAGCCCCCAAAAGAAAAACCCCGCCGAAGCGGGGCTAAGTCGTCAGTCTGGCTTAGTCCTTAGTGCCGATGCCGGCCGTGCGATTGCCGCGTCTGCCGCTTCATGGCGTGCTCAGCGATTTCGGCCGATGGCGCTTCCACTTTGGGCTCGCCGTTGGCTTGTTCCTTCAGGCTGGCGACCTCGCGCTTGAGTTCCGCCACCTTGATTTCTAGCGTCTTGATCCGGTGTTCCATTTGGCTCCTCATGCCGCTTCGTCGTCGAACGTGTCACGTATCATCTGTTCAATCGACTTCGGCTTGAGTAGTTCCGCAATCGGGTCTGGCTTGTCCTCTTCGCCTGTCATTTCGCGCCAAGCCATGGCGAGATAGCGAAAGGCGTCGGCTGAATGCGAGGTCCAATCGTGCCGCGGCTCATCGCGGAACGTCTTTTTCATTGTGTCGTAGTCGGCCCTATACTGCCTTAGTGCTTCAAGGCCGTGGGCGCATTTAGTTCTGTCAAACACACAACGAGGCAGTGTGACCCGGGCGGCGTTGATTCCGTCCATTTTAGTATGCAAAGGGACGATCCGAGGTCTTCGGCCCAGCTGGATAAGTGTTTCAACGCGTGTGCGGCCAGTTCCAGGGTCTCTCATTCGAGCATCGTGTGGCAACCAATCGACCTCATAGCTATACGGTCGTCGGGCCAACTCGTCGGCATAGTGCGGAAGCGCCTTTCCAGAGTTTTCGTAGTGGTCGATTACATGGACAAGGCCATTAACCACCTGAAAGACCCAGATAGCAGTGGGATCGCCGATACCTAAATCCCAAGCCGTATGGACCGGCAAAGCGCTATCAACTGGTAGATTGCGTATCCGCCCGGTTCGCTCAGCGTCAGCCAGTTCGGACGCGAAATAAGCACCCCTGATCGCCGCCTCGAAGGAGCATTCGAACTCTTGCTCGTATTCTTCCGGCGTCATGCTCTGGCGAGCGCTTTCAAGTTCGCCCGGCTTGAAGCCCGGCGCGCCCGTCACGCTCGCCGGTAGGACGACGCTGTACCACTCTTGCGGATGCGCCTTGGCTTCCTGCAGTCGTTCCCAGAATGCGTTTTTGCCCTTCGGCGTGCCGATATAGACCGACCATCCATCGCGGCTCGCTAGCATCGGCCGCACGACCTCGCCCGCCACATTGCTATGCATGTCGGCGAACTCGTCCATCACCACGCCGTCAAGGTAGGCACCGCGGAGCCGGTCAGGGTTATCCGCACCGTGCAGGCGGATCGAAGCCCCGTTCACGAGCCTAACGCGAAGCTCGTTCTGGTTCACGTCCACCGCTACGTCCTTGGCGTAGCGTTGCAGATAATCCCACATGACTTCCTTGGCCTGGCCGAGGAGCGGGGCGATGTAGGCATAGCGCGAATGCGGGCGGCTTGAGCACAGCGCCCGCCGCAGCATGTCATTGATCGTCGCGACTGATTTCCCGCACTGCCGATGCGCCACCACGATCGCGTGACGCTGCGTCCTGGCATGGAACGGCCGAAAGATGTCCCGTGGCGAATACGGGATCGTGATGGTGCTCAATACCCGCCCGGCCCCTTAGCCTGCAGCGCTCGCGCCATTGCCATCCGGTTCACCGGCGCGGCCATCGGTGATGGTGTTGCTCCCGGCATCCCGCCTGGAGGTTGTCCCATGCCCGGCGGCTGGCCTCCCTGCGGGGCAGAGAAGGCCGTGGGTGCGAGTGGTGCCGGTCCCTCGGCCGGCACAGGCGGAGCACCCGGAACGGGCATGGGTGACGTTCCTGGCGCGGAATTGACGGCAATGCCCGGAACGCCGGGACGGCGCATCGGTGCCGCATAGGCGCCGCTAGGATACATCGGCATGGCCATTCGCTATTCCTTCAGTTCAAAGCGTTCGGGATGTTCGGGATCGTAGGGTGGGATACCCAACCGACGTGCTAAAGGATTTGGATTGAGCAATTCCTGCTTTTCCATCTCAACTATGCGCTTATCCAGCGCGTCGATGGCTGACTTCAGGAACTCGTCCACTCATTCCTCCCAGCGCACGATGAGCGCGCCTGTGTGTTCCAAGGTGCCGTCTTGGAGGGGCTTGCCATGGCCGCGATCAATCACATCCCGTGCCGCCGCCACCCGCGCAGCCGGCGGAGCGCTTGGCTCATTGGCAATCCCAACAAGAACGCGCAGCATCGTCTCCGTGTGAGAACGTGCCATTGAGCGAATATCGACAACGGATTTAGCTTTTCGCGGCATGATACTTAGCGGAAATCAGGTTCCCTGGAGTTTCACGTGAAATCGTAGCCTGCGATTGTCCACAGCACGAGGATAATGCCGATGCCGACTGCGATCAGGTTCGTCATGTTGAGGTCTGTAACATTTCGTGAATCAGGGTGATCAATTTTGAGCAGCGCCATTGAGTGCTGCCGTCCGTTAATCCGCCATTGCTTGCAACTTGGAGATTTCCCGATGGACGACGATCCCGAACTATTCGTGCGTAATGCCGACATGTGTCTGCGCTGGGCGAGGACAGCCCGCGATGAGGAAGCTCGCGAGGCTTTCGTGAATCTGGCCCGCACTTGGCTTGTGGCCGATGTAACGAAAAGGGCGGCGCCCCAACAGGGGCCGCCCGCCAAGTCGCCATAAGGGAGGAAGTCCACTCGCAACACCTGCGAGCATAATCGCGCTAAGTGATTTGCCAGACCGCCGTCAAGATACCTTGACGGTCCGGTCATCCCATTTCCCCAAGTTGCTTGGCTATAGCTTCCTTCACTGCGCCCTCCAGCGATTCCACCTGCATTCCGCGCGTGATCATGGCCAGTATTTGCGAATTGCGAGAAATATCGGCTTCCTTTGCTCGTTTTTCTATTTCGCGGAGCAGTTTTTCGGGCACTCTGAATTTAACCTGAAAGCTCATGCCATCCCCCACAACTTTGCCAAAGTCTGCAGGCATTCCCGCAGCCGACCCCCGAGATATTTCAGCCGCGCCTCGCGCATATCGCCTTGCAGGTAGGCGACTTGCTTGAGCGTCAGCCCATCTGCAAGAGTGCTGCGGATTAGCATATTCCCTTCTTCGCCAAGCTCTGCCCTGGCCTTCTCTATTTCTCTGTACGCGTCCATTCGGCCATCGGTAATGTCCGCTCTAGTAGCCCCATGCCCGTCAACAGGTTCTTTGGTAGGGTCCATAGCCTGCAGAGCACCAATACCAGTACGATGCCAATACTCTTGCCAGCGACGCCCAGCATCATGCTCGGTGAGAGTAATATAGCCGCGGTTTTTGTGGCTCCCGAGAATATCATAATCTAGCAGGCGCAAGGCGGCGATCTTGCCGCCAGCATTGACATATTCCCCGCTTATGACTTCGCCGGGATTGTCTATTTCATCCAAAATTACATTTTTCCGCCCCGGCAAATCCTCCGCTATCCGGCGGTACGCGTCACGCCCGTATGGTGGTTGTCTGCGGCGCTTCGCCATTTCCATCCTCATAGGGATTGCCTCATTTTTTCGTCGTGACGAGCACGCAACCGCGCAAATTCCTCATCGCTTACTACCACTCGCGGCGTGAGTTCAGGCCCTTCGTCCGCCCAGCGGCCAGCATTGAGCCAAGTCGCCGGATGCGGAATGAACTTCGGTTCCGTCCACAAAGGGGCTTGGCGAGCGACCGCTTCGATAATCGTGTCGATCGAGGTTTCCCTCAGCGCCTTCGCTAGCGCCTTCTCGGCCACCTTCTTTCCTACCTTCCGTGGATAGCTTTCCCAAAATCGCTCAAACTCGTTTGAGCGAGATTCTTTCTCTTTCTCTACCTCTGTCTCTCTCTCTCTCTCTGGTGCATCATCATGATATCGCGGCGATATCGCATTGATATCGTCCTGATACAGCCAATGAGAAAGCCTGATAAGCAGCTGTTCTGTCTTGGTTTCTGTCATGCGGAGGCGGAAAGAGAGTTTGCGAATGTCCGGAAGCGCACCCGTGTCCTCACTGGCTATCACCCAAATCATGGTAAGATGTTTTGCATCATCGCCATCCAGATCGTGCCAATCGGGATCATCCAAAATATCCCGATACAGCTTGATCCACGGCGGACGCCGGTCCTTAAAGTGCTGGAATTTATGCCAGTTCTTTATCCGCCACGTCATCTGCGCATCTGCTCTAGTGCGGATTGGCCACTGCCTGGCTTCGGATCGCCGCAAAGAAGGCTGCCCATAGTGTCGGGAAGGTTCATTCGCCGATTGCGCTCCTCTAGGACCTCAGAGGGCGCCAAGTCCTTTTGCACGATAGGGCGATAGCTACCGCTCCCTGGCGTCGGCATCTGTATGCCCCGGCGCCGCAAACGACGCATCCGGCCCGCAACCGAATTTTCCGAGCGCCCTAAGCGTTTCGCTATCACCGGACCTGGAACGCCCCGCCGCCACATTTCCAGCGCCGCGCTACTTTCCTCACTTTTCCATTTTACTTCTCGGCTCATCGTATGCCCCGTCATGCCACGAAAGTTCCGTCATCACCTCGCACTGACGAAAATCTGCCCGCCGTATCCTTCCGGCGCGCGCGATACATAGAGAACGGGTACAGCTCGACACACATGCTCACCCATCGCTCAAGCGGGTCAGACCGCCGCAAAAGACTTCCAAGCTCCGCCCCCAACCACTCCAATTTGCGACACGCGTGCAACACCGTGGTATGATCACGGCCGCCGAATCGCCGCCCTATTTCCGGCAGACTGTCGTTGCGGAGCAATTTAGAAAGAAGCATGGCGACCTGCCGAGCCTGAACGATCGGCATATCGCGTCGCCGCGATGTCAGTTCATCAAAGCCAACGCCATAACCGCTTGCGCATTCGCGTTGAATTTGTCTGATTGACGGCCTGAGTTCTATCGCGAGGCCGGTAGCGCGTACCACGCTGGCAACTTGGTAGATTAGCTCCGCTGCGGACCTGCGCAGCCCCGCCTGATTGTAATAGTTCAAGCTCCACGCATTAAGCGGCGCGGCCGGTGCTGACTCTGGCGCCCGCATCTTGCGCCGCTCGCGCAAGGCTTTTGCATGGCGTCGGAAGTCCTCTGCCGTCCGAAGATCGGCAACAGCAATCTCAGGCATTTCCCCTCCCAGGGTTTGACTACACGACTAAACTCTCATTCGGACCGAACCCAAACGATTGCCGACTTGCCGGACTTGTTCTGACGCCGCTGGCCGCTGTCTTTGATGAGAGACATGCGGGCGAGTTCAGCGACACGCGGGCGGATGGTGAGAATGTCCTGCTTGAGAGCCGCCGCTACCTCATCGGCCGTCATTCCGGTGCCGCGCATGATGCGTATTTCAAATAGCGCGCGCTCGCGGAGATTGGCGGCTTTCGGCTGCACAGCATCGGCCGCGGCTTTCGATGTGTCCCGCGCTCGGAAGCCGGGCCAGTTGGGATAGTCGAGGAGTGATAATTGATCATCCATCGCCGAATATCTCGTGCATCGTTGCTTCGACTACGCAGTACGGCGGCTCGAACTCACCACTGAGCCATCTGGCAGCAGTTCTCTCATTGACGCGAGCAACAGACGCTAGGTGCGCAGCAGTTTTGAGCGGCCATAAGAACTTGGCGACCCTTCCGAATTTTCTGCTGACAATTTTGTCAGCCCCCTGCCGAATTTGCCGTTCGATTAGCCGCGCTTCGGCAACTCTTTCCTCGTACACGGAACGCATGACGCAACCCCATCCCCTTGCCTGCGGACACTGCACCCCCCGACACCCCCACCGCAGGCAGAAGCGGGCGAGCTGGAGAAATCCGGCTCGCCCGTGGGGTGTCGGGGAATTTTTTCAAGTGTCACAAATCGCACTAGACGTTGTGTCACAACGTCGTAACACTCTTTCTTGGAGGCGACCGACCAAGAAGGAATTGCAAAATGGGAGTATTGAAGTTTCATGCGGGCCATAGGTCCGGCCGAAGTTCCGTTCGCGGAACCCCAGTTTCACGCTCGATGGCTGACACGAACTCCGCGGGAACGCCCTTCTTAGAGCGCGTAAGCCAGTACCAGACCTGTGACTGCGTGGTGCCAATCCGGTCGGCCAAGGGCTTTTGCCCTCCAACGACCTCGCAGGCGCGGCGTAATGCTTCTGAAGCCATGCGTCTAGAAAACCCAAATTTGGGTAATTGTCAACCTAAAAATACGTTGGCGACACGGAACCTAGAATTAGGTAGGTTCCCGCCAATGGAACTTCGGGACAAAAAGGCGTTCGCGCGCCGCCTGCTAGAGCGCATGGATGAGATGCCGATTAATCAATCGGAACTCGCTATGGTCCTTGGGACCAATCAGTCCAGCGTTTACAACTGGCTTCAGGGCACCATTCCAAGAGGCGACCGACTTGAGGATCTGGCGGATGCCCTCAGCGTAACCACGCGCTGGCTATTAAAGGGCATTGAGCCGAAATTCGCCCGGGATGGCGAAAAAATCGAAACGGCGAAAATCACCGAGATTATTGAGACAGTTCCGCCGGACAAGCGGAAGCTGATTTTGCGGCTTGCAAAAAAGTTTGCCGCCTAACCAAATTTAGGTTGACACCTACCCAGATTTAAGTATGGTGGCTCCCGTCCATTGGGAACGGGAGCCATCAGTGACCCACGACATGCTGGTGTTTGGCGTCGGCTTTGCCTCGGCGGTCATTCTGATCGTCGGGCTCGTGATCACGCGGCCATGGAGATAGCCATGGGCAATTACGACACCTGGAAAACCACCAACCCCGATGACGAATGGCTCGGCCCTGAACCGTATGCCGAGGCCTTAGGCGACCGCCCATGCGATTTCGAGACGTTCAGCGGTGAATGTCTGACCTGCGGCGCACGTCTCGGCGAGCCCTGCGAACTCGGATGGGAGGAGTAAGTCATGGAAAGCGAACAGACTGCGGAACTCGCCACCGCGCTCGCCAAGGCGCAGAGCGCTATGGGGCCGGCAATCATCAACCGAGTAAATCCGCACTTTAAGAACCGTTATGCGGACCTCGCGGCGGTGTTCACGGCTATCAAGCCAATCCACGACAACGGGCTTAGTTTTACCCAGACGACGCAGTTCCGGGATGGCGCCTTTATCCTGCGGACCACGCTGCGCCACACTAGCGGCCAATGGATCGCGAGCGAATATCCTCTTCCGCTGAACGCCAAGCCGCAGGAAGTGGGATCGGCGCTCACCTACGCCAAGCGCTATTCCCTGTCGGCGCTTGTTGGTATCGCCGCCGACGAGGATGACGACGGCGAGGCGACGCGAAAGCGGAACGGTAACGGCGAGCACCACGTCGAGGAAACCGGGGAGCTGATAACCCCGGAGCAAATCCAGACGCTACGCGCCGCTCTCAAGGTTCGAGAACTCGACGAGGACGAATGGAAAAAGCGAGCGGGCAAAGCGCTCAAGGCCCCGATTGCGGATTTAGGCGACATCCCCGCTAGTGCTTTTCAACGGTGCTTGAATGACGTTCGCAACGCTGGAGCGCCGCAATGAACGATCTCCAGCGCACGTCCGAATGGTACACCACGCGCCTCGGCAAGCTCACCGGCTCCCGCATTGCTGATGCGACGGCAAAGACAAAAACCGGATGGGGCGCATCACGCGCCAACTATATGGCCGAGCTACTGATCGAGCGGCTAACGGGCCTGCCTACCGAACGCTACACAAATGCGGCGATGGATTGGGGCACCCAATTCGAGCCGGAAGCGCTTGCCGTTTATGAAGGCCGCAGCCTCGACGTAATCACGCTGACCGGCTTCGTCCCCCACCCCGATATTCTCATGTCGGGATGCTCGCCGGACGCCCTGGTAGCCATAGATGGGATGGCTGAAATCAAATGCCCCAATACGGCAACGCACGTCGACACTGTGCTCGGCGCGCCGATCGACGAGCGATACATCAAACAGATGCAATGGCAGATGGCTTGCTGCGGTCGCGCCTGGTGCGATTGGGTTAGCTATGATCCGCGCCTACCGGAAAAGCTTCGGATTGTCGTTCGCCGCGTCGACCGCGACGATAAGCTGATCGCCAAGCTCGAAGGCGAAGCCGGTATCTTCCTCGCCGAACTCGCCGAGAAGTGCCGTCGCCTCTCCGCAATGATCGAAGGCAATGACGATACCACGCTGCGCCAGCTTAAAGCCTCAGTGGGATTGACAGCATGACCGACCACGCCGCCTTCCGTGCCACATATAGCGATTTCCGCCTGATCAAAACGCGGAAGGTGGCGCAATTCGTCTTTGAAGTGCCGCTCGAAGACTGCAACACGGCTCTTAATGCCATGGGCGGGATGCCCAATCCAGCGGCGGAAGTATGGTGTGCAGTAGCTAGACTTGATCCGGCACAGAGCCACCCGCCGGATCAGCCCGCGCCGGAGTTAAACCCCAGCACGACTCCCGCTCCGGCGCGGGTCACTTCTCTCGCACAGATAGCGGGAATCCTATGTACCGATCCGTTGTTCCAAAAATATATGGGATGCAAAGACGAGGACAGCGCTGCGCGCGCAGTCCGAAACTACTGCTACGTCAAATCCCGCTCGGAAATCAAAGTCGGGACTGAAGCGGGGGAGGCGTTTGAGGAGCTATGCCGCGAATTTCGCAACTGGCGCGACGCCGACAAATACGTGGAGAGACCAACATGACCGAAAGTCACGCTCAGCGCACCATTCGCCACGGCATCGCGGCGATACTTTCAGAAGAGCGCCTTACTGAGGACACCCTCAGGCTGGCGTACGCCATGCTGGGAAGTTTGATAGAGGGCCTACCGTTCCCAGTTACTCCTGAAGATTTGGACGCAATCGAATCTGCGTCATCGGCCACCCCCGATGGTCCCCCAGCCTCCCAAGGCCGGTGATGCAGACGCCGGCCGGCGTGAACGTGGGTCCGCGTCGGCCGGCACCTTCGAGGACCGCGCTATGAAGCGCCAGAAATCAGACGCTTACCTATCGTTTATCCGGCTGCTGCCGTGTGTCATCTGCGGCGATAATACTTCGGTGGAGGCTGCGCATATCCGATTTGCAGACCCGCGTGCCGCCAAGCGGCCAACGGGAATGGGAGAGCGACCGGATGATGTGTGGGCACTTCCGGTCTGCGGGGATCACCACCGGTTGCAGCACACGGCCAACGAACGCCTGTTCTGGGAAAGGGCGGGAATAGACCCGATCTTTATCGCGCTGGCGCTCAATCGGATAGCCGGGAACTGCGAACTTGGAACTGTCATCGTGGAGAATGCGGGGAGGGAGCGATAGATGGAACTCACCATAGCAGACGTAAACGACTTTATAAACCATGTTGACGAGGAGGTGCTCGACCAAATTGTTATAGCGGCAGTCCGAGCAAATAAAGTCGCGCTAGAGATAATGGACGAAATCGCCCATATAGCCCTGAAAAGTATAGTCGACAGTTGGCAAGCTAATTTTGATGACGGCTACGAAGGAGACAAAGAGATGGAGCGCAAAATGCTGCCCCATCTGAATTGCGTCATTGATTATCTTGAACAGAGGAAGGAAGAAAGATGACCAGAGAGCGAGAGTACGACGTTTCTGTGAGGGCCATTCTCGCCCTTATCAGAAATGTCGCCAGGAGCGAAGGCAGGACGGCCGCGTTTAGGTACGTTTATGCCCATCACGACGCTGGGCTTATCTTTCTTAAGGAAGAAAGAGGCCAGGAACCGACATATAATTTCGCCCAGGGCCGCGCCGACGACATCATCACGCCGAGCCTAGCGAAATGAGCCTGCACCATATCGCCGTAACGCATATCGCTTTCGCTCTGGCGATCGTCTTGGCCGTAGTTGTCATTGCTACGTCGAGGCCGACGCTATGACTGAGTGCGCAGAGAACAACTGCGGGATAGCGAACAACATGGACCTTACACGGTCAACCACTGCCGAGAAGAAAGCCATGGCAGCAGTGCTCTACAAAACTGGCAAATGGACGCTAGAGGGGCTAGGGAAGAAGTTCGGCGTGACGCACGTAGCTGTCAGTAAATGGTTAAATGTAACCGAGGTTACAAATCAAAAACACGCCAAGACCGCAGCCAATCCGAAGGGCGCTGGGCGCCCAAGGGGCAGGAAGAAAAAGGCCTCGCCCAAGATTGAAAAAGTTATCGACGCTGTTGAAGCGCGCGTGCGCGCCGGAGAGACGGTTCCTCGCAAGGATATTGCCGATGCATTTGGTGTTGGTTCGCACACAGTCCAGATCGCCCACGCGCGGGTCATGGGGCGAATAGAGACCGAAACCGCTCAAATCCGGCCTGAAGATTTATCGCTTACGGCGCAGCAAAAACTAGAGGTCGCCATACGCCAACGCGAGCGCGCGTTGGAGCGGGAGTTTAACCAGCGAGTCATGAAGGAAGTTGAACACCGAATGGAAACGATGGTCCTGCCCGCATGGAAAAAGACCATTGACTGGGCCAAGGCGGTGCGACAGCGCGAGAAAGGCATTCTGACTGCGGCCGAATATAAACTCCTAAGGTCGTGCCTGCACCCCGACCGTGTTCAAGATGCCGACACAAAAACCAAGTTCACCGAAGCATTCAGCATCCTCGAAAGGATGGAAAAGTTTCTCTGTGCCCCAGAGAAAGAGCCTCCCGCCAAGTTTCCTCGCACTTGGCAAGAGGCGCAATCATTCGCATAGCGAGAGGACAGCAAAGATGAACATCGTAAACGTACCGAAGGACGGCAAGGACTTAGCGGCGCGCATCGGAAAAGGCGCAAAGCAATTGCCTCTGTCGCATTACACCCGCTCCTACCTCATTGAGGCTTACGACAATGGGGAACTGCGCCCCCTGGTATTGGCCTTCAATGGCGAGAACAGCCACGGCAGCGTAAAAAACGACGGGATCGTGTTGGCGACTGAAGTGATCCGGATGGCGCAGGAGAAAGCCGACCACAATATCCCCAACCACGCGGGACGTGTGGCGGCGGCCCTCAATCATAACCGTCGCCAAGGCGGGATCGGCCCCAAGCAACTCCTTCTAGCTTCGAAGGGCGAATGATCGAACAGCTCCTTTCCAAGCGCCAGGTTTTTGAACGGTTGAGCGTGGGCAAATCCACGCTTGACCGCTGGCGCCGCTATCGCTCCTTCCCTGCTCCGCTTAAGGTTGCGGGGCTGAATCGGTGGAGAACTTCGGAAATCGAGCAATGGCTCTCGGCTAACGCTGGGCTAAGGATGGATGCGGGTTTGCCGGGTCCAACAGGGTCTGGGGTGGTCCACGCAAATCCCAAGTAAGACGATGATTTTCCTTGAGAATGGGGCGGTCTGGGCTGGCGTGGTCCGGCTACGCCGCTTAACCTTTTCTTAAAGAAAGCATTCTCGTTAAGTGATTGTTTTATAATAGAAAACGCCTTAACGGGCGTTGGCCAGCTAAGGCATGGCTAACGTTCAGGCGCCGCTAGGGTGAATTTGTGACCAATGCCGCCGCCAGTGCCGCAGCCATTGCGGCGCGGCGGCATTGGTCAACTGAATGCGCGTCCAGTCCGCGCCACGAATCCCAGACGGCGCGATATGCCTCAATGGCGATGTGCAGCCGCTTGTCACGGACCCGTATTTCTTCCTCTTGCTCAGCGACGGTCACAACGGTTCCTAGTCCTTCAGTTTTGTTTCGCGAACTTTGTAGCAGGCGTGGACGATCCAGCCGCCGATGATGGCACATATGAGATCATGGGCGATACTTGGACAACCCCACAGCCAATCCATCAGCGCTCCTGCTTACCAGACTAATTTGGCGAATAGTCGCCAGTTTCGTAAACGTCTAGCCACGCATCGTCGGTCAAAAGGAATGGACCGGCGCAGAACACTTCCCAAAACCACAGCGGGGTGTCCTGGCGGAAGCATGGAGCCTTAATCGTTTTCACGGCGCCTCCTCGCTGCTAGGTTAGCATTCGTGAACAGATAGCCGCCGCCAGATAAAGCGCCAGCCTAGCAATTTGCGCACCCGCCAAAAGCCGAGACGCTCCGAACAAAGACCGACAGCGCGGGGCGGCCTTACCGTCATTTGTCCTAGAGGGCATCGGAAGATCACGCCGCCGAAGTCAGACCAAAAAATTCCCCATAGCTGCATA